TCTCAACCCCGCTACGTCATGAAAATAGAATCTACCACAAAAAGAAACGAAAGACAAGTCATTAAAAACCTCCATCTTAGGCAGCAAACCAAAACAAAACAAATAATGCAACAGATGGACAACAACATCTTTATTCACCCGTCTAAACCCTATCACTCCATCATCACCCTCATGAAAGGATTTCCAACTACCCTTAGGCAACCTCCTAAGACACATCCAAGTCACAAACCGGTTCATCACCCCATTCCCAATACTCGTCCATGCGTCACCAGAACAACGCGTCCCAATAACGTCATAAAGAGTGCCGTACTCACTCTTACCCTTTGTTTTCATAGCATACTTGAGCGCCAAGTGAAACAACGGGTACTCATCAACCGGATAAGCAGCTGTCAACCACTCTCTCTCAGCCAGGAGTAGGTCATAACTCAATGTTTGGTCAAATCGGGAGAAATCAATTTCTACAAATTTCTCATAATGCGTTAAGTCATCCATGAACCTGTCTCTCCCCTCTATACTCCTACCTTTTATCAAAAACGGGCATGCCTTCGACCATCGTTCAATAGACGCAATATAAGGGCCAACCAGCACCAAAAACTTGTCCAACCGTGGTGAAATATTCCGAGGGTCAGTGAAATTAGTAGTAGTTTCTATCTTCAAAAAGTTCTTAATTTTGGCGTCTCGCTCGTCCACGCCCCATGCCGCGACCTCTTCCGCGGCCACGCGCAACTCTTCTTGGCGCTTGACGGGGTACCGCATCACCCAATCATCGAACGCCATAGGCTCGGTCACGTTCTTCAGCCAAGCCATCTCCCTCGTCTGCAGGAACAACCTCATTTCCGCGCATATCGGGTTGTCTTTGGTTGTTGGGCCGGTAACGTAGCAACATCCTGAGTAAATAGTGTCTATCAGGCCGTCCTCGCATTTGCGAGATGTCTTGCAGGACGAGGTTCGCAACACGTTCGTCGAACCATTCCTGTGCCGCCCGAACGAAGAGGTCAACGTAGACTCCATCTGGTAGTGATATTCGGATTTGTTTATGATTGGGAGCTTCATTTCTCTCCTCCAATACGAAGTTTCGAACGGCTCCAGCCCCTCCAGCGATATCGTAGGCGGCAACAAACTGCCATCCAATATCCCTATCTCCTTCTTCCTCAAACCCCTCATCATCGGCGCCAAATCCGGGTTCGAACGGCCCTTCATTGGGTTCGGCATTCGGCTGTTCAATACCCTCGGCCTCAACCCCAACCCTCTCAAATTCTCCTCGATGTTGTTGATCCCCATC